CGGTTGCGGTTAGCGCCTGTTCATCCAACAGCCTTTGCGCTTCTGTCAGTGCCGTTTCAAGGTCTTGCTTTGTCGGCAAAAAGTCAATGGGCGCACGGTCGCCATAACCGCCTGATTTAAGAAATTCAGCCTTTGTTTGCGCATCTTCCAAAGCGTCCGATACCGCCTTTATTTCTTTGGCGCGTTCGGGCCATTCAGACTGTGGCGCTCGTTCAAATTCATCATTTAGTTTGCTTAGTCGCTTTTGCAGGTATTCGATTGAATCAGAAGCAGCCTTAACCTCATCACTCAATTTTTTACCGCCACCGCCGCCGCTTGTGCCGCCTACTGACTTACTGCCATTCAGCGTAGCGTCTAATTCTGCTGCTGTCTTACCGTACACGCGAAGCGATGTAGCGTCTGCTTCTTTATTCAGTTTTTCGATTTCGTTGTTAATAATGGCTATCGACTTGCGCACACCTTCAACACCTGCTCCAGCAAGTTGGCCGCGTGTTGGCCTGTTGGATAATTCCCCTGCCTCATTTCGTGCAAAACCCACCGTTTGCCCTGCATTTCCGCTTTGCTCTACCTGCTTTTGTTCAATGAGCGCCTTTGTTAAGTCCCTTTCTGCTGCAATCCGGCGCTTTATCAGTGCTTCGCGTTCCTCGGCTGTCGCCTGTAAGAATATGCGCTGCTCAAACAGCCTATTGCCAGCCTCTAATGTTTTGGCCAAATCAATTTGCCCGTTTTTATCATCATTGACAAACTTCAAATAATCCGGGTATTCGCGCTTTAGCGTCGCTATTACCTCATTTCTTGCGCTTTCCTCGGTGTTTGTATCTTGCAGCACACCAATAAGCGCATTGAATTGCACTTGCTGGTTTCTGATTTCCTCTGATACGGGTGTGCTTAACAGGTCATTTGCTGCCGAAACAAGACTACCAAACAGATCAACAACACCTTTCAGCACACCGCCACCGCTTCCAATGGTTGAAAAAAGTTGAGCAAAGTTGTCAAGCAGATTAGATATTGACCCGTCGAGCGTCTTTGCAACGGCTGACGCTGCGCCCTGAATACCGGGCAACTTGCCCAAACTTAACAGGTATGCTTTTACCGCTTCATCACTGCGTTCCAGTACCGTAGTTTGCCCCCTGAACGTCGCTTTTAAATTATCGCCTTCTTTCCTGACTACGATGCCAAATTCTTTAAGGCGCTCAAACTCGAATGTTTGCGCGTCTAATATTGCCTCAATGAACTGGTTTATATTTTTGCCTGATGCACTGGAAATGTCGCCCAATGTTCGCAGGTCGTTGATAGTCGGATTGAAATTGCGCTGCTCCAACTTCACAAAGCCGTTTGCCACCTCTGCCAACTGAAACGGCGTTTCTTTCGCAAACTCCTGAATCTCGCTGAATAGTAGTTTTGCTTTTGCCGTACTCCCAACCGCGTTATCCAGCACGGCAAACAGTTTTTCATATTCGCGTGTATTGCTTACAATAGAATCAATGCCGAACGCAATACCAAGCCCACCTAACACCCGCGAAAGCCCGGCGACGGCTGATTTATAGTTTCCAACATTGCCCGTAAACCGACCTATTGACTGCTCAATACTGTCAATTTCAGACTTGATACCCTTCGCGTTACGGATTAGCGCCTTCCCAAATGACCCCTTGCGCTCTGCCTCGGATAATTGCGCTATCTGTGCGGATAACTTGCTATACTCATGGCGAAGTCCTATCAGGCTATCCTTTGGGGCTTTCATGGCCTCCATGTCGCGGTTGAACTGTCGCTGCTCCTTTGCGAGTTTGGAAACCTCATCTTTGGCCCGGCCAACTTCACCCGTCAGGCGCTTGTATTCATCCGACCCGTCCTTAGTCTTGCGAAGTTCAGCAGACAAGCGGCGCACTTGCTCCCTTGCGTCGGTCAGTTGTGCGTTTAGGCCCCTGTCCTTTGCTTCGAGGACATAGAGTATTTTTTGTTCCATGATTCTAATTTGATAAATTGCTACCCTTTAACCCTTATATTCCGTTTATAGTAAGTCAGTTTCTTTATCAAATGCCCCGCTGCTTTTCTCCCCTCTGAACATCCATTCCTTCTTTCATCAAGTTGTATTTCCAAAACTTTTATACAGCACCCAACAAAGAATTTTTTAATAACTGGTCGAAAAACTTCGGCGATGTCTTTCACTTTTTCAAAAAGGCCAACAATATCAAAATTCCATTTATCCCTATTTGAATATGGGTTTCTGAAATCAAGGAATAACTTTTGCGATTCAAAAAAATCCTTCATTATCGAAAACTCAAATTCTAACACACCAATGCCTAAGGCTGCATTTAAAATTTCCGCATTTTCATCACTGCAAACCTTTATTGGTATTCTTCCGTTTAGCGCAGCCTCCTGATCTTCCCATCTTTTGAAATCATCATCCGTTGGCGGTATGTTTGATAACCCGGGCTGATATGCGTAATACTCTGACGATGTCAGCAGTCGTTCGTTTTCGCTCATTTGTTGTTATGTTTTAAAACCGCAGGGGCAACGTCAATTCAATGCGCCACCCCGTGCGGATGTGATTGGTTATATTGCAAACGTCACAACCTCAACGGTGTCCGTTTTGTAACGCTGGTTAATCAACACTTCGACATAATCGTCAAACAGGCCCGGCGCTTTCTCCCTAATCTTTGCCATACCTTTTGCAAAGCCCTCCTGCAAAAAACCCGTGCGCTTACCATTGCGCGAAAACCTTGCACTGGATTTTGTTGGCATCCCTTCGCGCTTGTGCTTTGCGCGTGTTGCCCATGCCGCCCGTGTCGCTTCTTTTTCGGGTAGCCCACGCTTGCGGAAAAAGTCAACCATTACGCTGATCGGATAGCGCACTTTGCCCGGTGCAACACCGTAATTTAGGTATATGGCATAATCCGGCCCGTAAATCTTCGCTTCTGCCTCATTGTCCGAACCTGTTACCTCATAGCCTATATTTTTCGCAAGACTTCCCGTAAGCCTATGCCCTTGCACGTCGGCTGCTTCAATCAGTTCAGCCGTTAGCGTACTGGCAAGTTCGGTTACTACGTCTTTGGCGGTCATAGCGTTATTGGCAGCATCCAGCCGCGTTAAATTCCAGGTCTTGAATGTCGGTGCGTAGTTGCGCCGTAACACACGATTCAACAGGCAAGCGGATAACCGCGCCCGTTCCATGAAGTCCGGCGGCGTTGTGGCTTACCCTGATGAATGAAATATCTTTGTTGAGGCTGGAAATTGCCGCGCCTATTGGCTTTTGTACCGCGTCGGATGCCATGCCCTTAACCGCATCGTTTCGGCTTATAAGAATGGATTTATCCGCGTCCTGCCACAAATCAACCTCGGTCAACTTTTGCAGGATGAAGTTTAAAATGGCCTCGGTATCGCGTTCGATTTCGCGCACTGATCGGCCCTTGCAGCCAGAGCAGTCGCCACCGCAATTATTGGCCTCGTAACGGTCTATTACGTCAATCTGTATTTCTACGATCTTGCTACCTGATGCAAGGCTACTGCGTTCAGTGATGGATGTTTCGGTAACAAACACCGCCGGAAATTCGCGGTAATCTGTTGCGAGCATAGGCCCGTTTGCCCCTGCGCGCTCAAATGCCGTTGAATAGAAATAAGGCTTGCGGCCCTTCACTTCATCCGGCACGGCCCCAAAGTTTGCGGCTTTGGCTTCATCAACTGGATTTATTGCAACAAGCCGAAACGCCTTTGGTGTTTGGCATGAACTACCACCGTGCGGATAGCGCCGGATGGTATTTATAATGTAGGCTGCGTATAGTTCTAAGGTCATGCCATTGCGTTCTTTAAACTGTAATACTCAATTAGGTTTCCGATGGGTGTAAGGTAAACACTGTGAAGCGGTGAATATCCGGGTAGCGTAAACGCTCCTGTGCTTACCGCGTCCGGCACTATCCACCAAGGGCCGATTCTTTGCGCGATTTGGCGCGAATGATCTGCCGCCTTTGCCTTCGCGTCTGCTTTGGCGCTCGCATCGAGCGAACCTCCAAGATAATCGTAAGCAGGTGGTGGATTAAAGAACCAAACGTTTCTTGTATTCGCTTGTAGCCTGTCTTCGTTTCGCTTAAAAAAAAAGCAACATCAAGGGCGACGGTTGCCGTGGCTTTCATCATTAAGGCCGCGCGTTCATTGATAAAGTCGTGCCGTTGCATGGCATCGAGTGGTAGCGTTTCGCCAGGCTTTCTAAGCAGCACGGCCAACAGTGTAGCGTATTTGGTCGCTATGGCGTTTGTTGCTGCCACAAGGCTTTCAGTTGTTGCTGATTCGGTATAAATCGCTTGCTGCGCTGTGTATATTTGTTCTGCAACTATTTGCGCCTCACTTACACAAAGATGCTCAAGCACTGTTACAGGCGCTTCATCCGGCCTTAGCCCCGTTGGAATTACAAATATTTCACCGCCAATCGTAACGTATCGCTGCGTATCGTCTGCATTGTACACCTTCGGCACATATCCGCCTATGACGTTGGCCATGTGCATCCACATTTTGCCAACTACGTCGGCGCTATACTGCTGGATTTCCGTTTCTGGAATATTGAGCAGCCACGCAAAAACGCGACACCAAACAACAAAGTCAGATTCACCACGCGCCGCACCCATTTCACGCTCAACAGTAAGCCCGACAAAATCGGCCACCGTCATTTCAGCGAGTGAGGACGGGAGCGCAAATTGTCGGGCTATGTTGCCGTGTTGGTCTTTGACGGTAATGTCAATCATTCGGCTGTGTTGTTTTCTGGCTCTGTTTCTGGTTCGTTTTCACCCTCCGCAGCAAGTTTTTTTTTGGTTGGCGGGTTCCATTCTGCCCCCCTGTTTCTGCCTCGCTTTTTAGGCTCTGATGGCTCAACAAACACGGCTGTAACATCTTCGCCGTTTGTTTCATCTTCATTGCGCAAATCGCTATATGGCAATTCCTTAGCGTTAGATTTCCGAATTTCAGCCATTTTCTGCTCGAAAGTCAGACCCGTAAACGGCTCATCGCCCCTTGCATCAAAATTGATGGAGCGTTTCAGGGCGTTTAGCCCGTTAACTTTGTTTGGGTGAATGTTGGCGTAAACGCTGGCTACTGTTGTGGTGAGGCCATGCGTAGGCCCGTACATCGAGCGCAGCGCCTTGTATAGTTCGCCGCACTGCTCGACTACGGACTGCATTTGAACTTGCTTTTGATTCATATTTCTTGATTCTGATTTATTAGTAAGCGCCACCGAATGAACGGCGAACGCCTGTTTTTGCTGGTTGCAATGAAAATACCGCCCTCATACTTAGCGCATCTGCAATGTTTGGACTTCGACCAAGTATTTTTTTGATGTCATCCTTTTTCATAATCGCAAGCGGTTTATCTTCTGAATCACTGGCTTTTCTGATTGATAGTAGTTCTTCCTCAATCATACCCTGTTCAATCGAAGACTTTATCCTGATCGCTATTTTGCCATCCCGAAACTGACCTGAAAGCCAATAGAAGCATTGCGCCCTCAAATTCAAATACCCCGACTTTCGCTGCAACTTCTTTTGTATTTCGGTTTTAGGCTCATCCTCTTTTATTGCGGCTGCTGACCCGTGAAACGGAATGGATGAAGCCAAAAAGCCTGAAAGGAACCCGCCTATGCCCGTCGCATCAAAGCAGATATTTGACCCCACAATCCTGTTTTCACGCGCTACTGAAATGATCTTTTCAAGCAACTGCCTCCCGTTCAATTTCTTAATCATGATTATTTTTTCAACAATCATATCATCCCAAATAATCATGCACATATCATCTTCGCCTTCGAGCGACGGGTCAACCGTCATATACCTTTTGCCACCTTTTACAAACTCATTTCTGAACGCGTCGTAAATTACGTTTGGCGTGAAAAGTGAAAGTTCGCTGTTCGGGTCGCCCCATTCACCAAGCCCGTATATTTCGTACTCCTCCGGAGCGGCTGTCCTAAGCGCCTCGTAAACCTCTTTTTCCCCATCCGGCAAATAGTTGTTGTCTATGTATGTTGTTTTCAGGCGGTGTGTAGTCCAGTGCGTTTCTGCGAATAACTTTTTGTAAACCCAACTATGCTTTGTAATCGGATTAAAAGTCAGGTGCATTTGGTTTACAACGCCGGGGTATCTAATACGCCTGTTCAATTCCGTAAAATCCGAAAAGTGTATCAGGCCCTTTTTACCCACTGGCTCCTCAATCCAAATATCTGTCGGCCCCTGAATGGACATCAATTTTTCAACGTCATCAAGCCCGGCTGATAGTAATTCGTTGTCGTTTATCTTGCAACGAATGTCCATATCCTGCTCCTTCACCGTGAAATACTCTGACAGCCTGTAATCTCGAATCAGGTCTTTGAATAACTTAAACTGGCTATCCCTGATTTGCTCCCTGAATTTCCGGCAAAATATAACCCTACAATACGGCTGTGTCAGGCACTTTATTAGTAGTTCTGTCCCCTTGAAATACGACTTCCCAGAACCAGAACCACCGTACAAAATCAAAATCCTGTCTTGTGGCGGCTTGTATGCCCCGTTTTCATCCGCGTATTCTTTCAGGTAAGCGTCGTTGACAACAAAACACAAAAGCCCGTGCGCTCTTAACTTAAATAGCGCCTCGGTATGCTTTGCGTACTTCGACGCTGGTAGCATCACACATCGCAACTGCTTTTTACTACTCATTATCGCCTACATTCAGGCCCGGCAATAGTTTGTCAAGTAGTTTCCTTTCATCACTGTTAAGCCCTGTTGAAACAACTTTGATAGGGCCACCATCTTCGCCTGTCACGCTTATGTTTTGGTTTGGCTTCCCGTATGCGTATTCAAATAGCAATTTAGCCGCCGCCGTGTCGCCCTTCTTTGATCGCTCTATCAACTTGTCAATGATTGAGCGCATTTCAGAAGCCTCAATAGCACCGCCTTCGCTTCCAAGTACATCGCCTAACAACTCTTTAAGGGGCGGCAAACTTTTGCTTCTGCCACCCTGACCCGGATATTTATGCCCCGTCAATAGCCTTCCACCATTGCGCCCCGGCCTGTCTGCTTTCTTTAAATCATTTTCGCCCATTTCACGGTATTTTTACGGTGTTCAAAATAAAAAACGGCGACAAACAATCGTTCACCGCAACCAAAGAAGATAAAATATAAATATAATATCAACGGCGGCGATTGGTGAACCCGGACATTGTACGCTTTGAAAAATAAGAATCAGTCGGTTTTGAAGCCGAAAAATTCAAGGTTTCAGTTTCGCCGTCGGTCAAAAGCAAAGAGCGAATTTGACCGACACGCCGCAGGTCGGACGGTGACGGAAATTCAGCCGTTGAAAGTTTGGCTTCCAAAGCGTCCGATTCGTCAATTAATTTTTGGCGTTCCTGAATTGTCATTTTCCAATTTTTTGACGGTGAGTTGCAAGCCAATTTCTTTTAGCCAGCCGTTCAATTTCTCAATGAGATTAAAAACGGTGCGCTTAAAGTTTCGACTTGCCTTGCCTTTTATTTTGGTTTCGAGTGCCGTCCATCCGCCCGACTGTTTGACAGCAACTTCGATTTCATTCATATCCATATAGGGTAATCCATTATGCCCGTGCCAGCCTCGTCGGATGAGGTGCGAATAACTATGCACGAGCGATTTTGAAAAGAATACTTGCCAACGTTGCTTCCAGTAGAATGAAGCAGCATAAGCACTTTTTCGCCCCGTAGGGATAAGGCTTCAAGTTTTTCGTCTACCTTCTGGCGAAGGCTTTTTTTAGTTATTTCCGATAATTCTATTTTTCGAGTTGCCATGTTAAAATACTTTTTCGAGTAAAATAATAAAACAAAGGTCGTATTTATTTACGAATAAAACAAGCGGAATCGAAAAATTAAATAAAATAAATGCGGTGAACAAAGCATACCCGACCATGCGCCCGAACTGCCAACGCTCAAAGCCCACGCACGGGCGCACGGCGGGTATGCGACCGTTGAAGAGCAATTAAATCAGGCCACTTTTGAAAAGGATTTTTACGCCGGATGGAACGAGCCGACCTTAACAAGATGGGCAATGTTTAAACTCGAATACATTACCATGTACCTTTTATCAAAATATTCATTCGCATGATAACTTCAATCACAGTACAAAAACACCGGGACGGCAGGCCCGACAACATCTGCAAATGCGGCTATCCCAAAAACGTTTGCGGGTGTCCGCTATCCAGCCAACGGCAAAGAAAGATAAAGCCCCTTAACCCGAAATCGCACATCATTTGTGACGTAATAATGTGATGAAAACAGAAACGGAGTATTTCAACCCCGACAAATACCAATGTTGGCTAACCGGGTACGGCGCTGGCAGGTTCGGCGCAAAAACAGAAACCCGGCCAACGGATCAGGTCAAGGATTTTCTAACCCGAAACGAGGAAGGGAAATCGAAGCGCGAAAAACACAAACGATGAGAATCTACAAATTCAAAGACGCGGTTGATGGGAAATTTGCCTTTATACTGGCAAAGTCGCTCATTGCGGCAGAGTTTAAAATGAAATCACTCACATCTATCCCTTTTATCTTGGTTGAATCAAGGGGCATGGATGATCTGGAAATGATGGTTGTTATCCGGAACGAAATTTTGCCATTTTAAAAACGCACCCATGAAAAAATTCAGATTAAAAAAAGATGCCGTTCCGTTTTTTAAAGAGGGGCTTGCAAAAATGAAGATTAACAAAAACGGGGCCGCCTTGGAATGGGCCTGAGCGGGGAAAGAGGGCATCGTACGGGATTCCGCCCGGCAAATAGAGCCAATCGCCCCGCCGCCCTGCTTTTAATCGGTAGTTTGGAAATAAAAACGGGGCTGCCTCAATGTGAGAGCAGCCCCGAAAAATGAAAAGCCGAAAACCTTATCTTTATTATTTAAATGGTCGCTTAAAATTTGCATTTTTAGTTGACGGATTTGCAACCGCTATGCCAACAGACTTGGAGGCCGGAGGCGATAGGTATGCTTTAAGCGCGGACGCTGCCGGTTTGGGCTTGTATCCTGTTGCCTGACTTGAATAAATGCCAGACGTTTCAAACTGCCCGCCGTCGGCAGCGCCTAAATCGTCGTGAATATTGAAAATGAAAACAGCATCAACACCGTATTCTTTGTATTTCTTAATCGTTTCGATAAGCGCATCCGATTGCGCTTGTTCGTCGCTTTTTCCATTCTTGCCTACAATGTGCATTTGAGACGGGGGCTTTGTGTCGTATCCAAATTCTCCTATCCAAAGCGGCAATCCTTTGCTTTTGAAAATAGAGGCCATCTCTTTTGCGCTCACAAAGTTTTTATCTTCCGATGGCGGGCAACCGCCGCTATTCTCCCAGTCCTGCGGGAACTGTCTTTCCTTTTGCTTACGATTGCTGTAATGATGAAGTTGGGCAATTTTGCAGGGCCATTTTTTATCCTTGCGGTTTTTGACAAACCAATCATCCATCAAAGCAACCGTTTCAAAATCAAAATCCTCCAATCCTGGCATTACTACTATCATGTTCGGGTCTGCTGTCAATATCCCAACGCCCGGCCCCATTGCTCCTTCGTGACCGTCGTAACACGCCGACATCATTGCTGCAAGTGTTTCCGGCTCTATGTAGGCTTCCGTTCCTTTTAGCCAAAACTTCCGTTCGTTCCAAACTTCCATGTACTTCAAAAGATTCAAGCCGGATTTCTTTTCCGTTAAATCGCCATTCCAACGGCTTTCCGGGTCTGTTTGCAAAACAGAATCAGGATATTTTACAGAGCCATAGCGGGCGGCTATCTGGAAAAGGTAAGAAGCATAATCTTTAAACGATTTCGGGTCGTCTCGTTTTGCGCCCGCCGGGATGGGCGCAAAATCATTATTGCCATCCGTCCTGCCGGTGTTCCGATACCATTCCGGACATTGATGGTTGCACCAAAGAACAGTTTTCCCCGCGTCTTTTGCTTTTTGTAGGTAGTCATCCATTCCCCACGCTTCCGGGGTAGATGCCTGATAAAGGGGTTGAATGTGTAGTCCTTTGGACCTCCATGCCCACCCCGAAGCAAAATAGCACCGTATCCAGTTTAACCCCGCATCTGTAAATAGGCGCATAGGCGACCACGGAAACCCATTTGCGCCTACTTTAAATCCGGAATTCATCGGTGGCGCAGGTGGATCAACGGGCGGGTCTGTTGGTGGATTCACCCCGCCAATATCTATTTCAACCTCAAAGGTTTGCGCCGGTATGGTTATGGTTATGGTCTTTTTCATTCTTGAAATTTAAAAAGCCCCTCCCCGAACAAGTCAGAAAGGGGCTTTGTTTTTCACTTT